TTTGGCTGTGGATACCAGTGCCATGACCAAAGAGCAGTTGGCAGCCCGACTCACTCAGCTGGTACAGAGCCATGGCGAAGATCCTAGAAACTGGGTCAAAAAAGCTGGCGAAGTGCATTTTAGAACACCCATCAATGGCAATCCCAACAATGGCTATGTGCAGACTGACTTCATGTTCATGCCCAATCTGGACTGGGGCACTTTTTACTACGGTGGCGCATCTGCTGGGTACAAAGGCATGGTGCGCAATGTGCTGTTGAGCAGCATTGCCAAAACACTGGGCTTCAAAGTTGGACTCAACGGCATGTTCAGTCGTGCCACCAATGAGTTGGTCAAAGGCGGCACAGATCCTGATTACGTAGCGCAAGTGCTGTTGGGCAAAAATGCCACCAGAGAAAATCTACGCACAGTGGAATCAATTTATGCTACCCTGGCCCGCGACAGTGATCGTGATGCCAAGCTCAAAGATTTTCGTGAATATTTGGCCAGAGAAGGCCTGCAAGAACCTGACCTAGTGCGTGAAAACAGTGACGTACACTTTTTGGCACGCCTGCGTGACCGTATTGTGAACCAAGGCATGTCTGCATTGATCGAAACAGAAAAAGCCAATCCTTATCAGATTTACGAAGCCGAAGAAACCGGAGTGGGCGGCCGAGCCAAAGGCATTGAACACCTAGAAGATTTGGTATTTCGCAAAGGTTCAGCTGGTGTAGAACAAGCTCTGGCCATAATTCAACATGCGGCCGAAGCTCCCCAGCGCACTGTGAGTGTGAAGTGGGATGGTAAACCTGCTGTGGTGTTTGGACGCAAGCCAGCTACTGGTGAATTTGTGCTCACAGACGGATCAGGTTTTGAAGCCAAAGGCTACGATGGCCTGGCCACATCGCCCGAAATGATGGCTCAGATACAGAACACACGCAAAGGCGAACGTGGAGAGTTGATTCAGCTCTATGCTGATCTTTGGCCGCAGTTGGCGGCTGCTGTGCCCACCAATTTTAGAGGTTATGTCAAAGGTGACCTGCTGTACTATCCTGAAAATCCTTGGGAAGAACAAGCAGGCAACTTGGTGTTTAAACCCAACACTGTGCAATACCGCATACCCATGAAATCAGCATTGGGTCAACGCATTGCCAACAGCACCACAGGCATTGCCATGCACACCATGTACGCAGATCAAGGCGAAGCCAAACAGCCTCTAAGTAGAGTTAAATTCAACGAAGTGCCTGGTTTGTTGTTGATTGAACCAATCTACGGAAAAAACATTGCCGGCGCTGAGCCAGCACAGTCTCAAGCCAGACTAATTGGTCAAATCAAACAGATCCTGGCCAGCAAAGGTGCTGCCATTGACACCCTGTTCAACCCTGCAGAACTCAGAGCCATGCAGATCACAGACTTGGCCAAACTGTGTGTGGACTACATCAATGCACGTATTCGCACAGGCGGCAACTTTGACAATTTGTTGGCCGACTTTGGACGATATCTGCAGGCCACGGTGACTCCTCGCAAGTTTGCCAACATTGTGGAATACCTGCGCAGCCCTGCTTCTAACACCGAAGGCATGGCAGCAGCGTTCACACTGTTTCTGTTGCTGCACGAACTAAAACTGGACATCTTGCGTAACTTGGATACCAAAGATCCTGGACACGAAGGCTGGGTAATGGCCACACCTGCAGGCTATGCTAAAGCGGTAAATCGCTTTGATTTTACCGCTAGAAATGCCGCACGAAACAATCCTCAACAGGCGTAATTTTTGCCAAAAGACTAAATAAAAGCAGGTCCACCGAGACCATTAACTTTAAAGGATTTTATCATGGCATATTTCGCACCCGTAAATGGCGATTCACAACCAGTATTCGCATTAGACACACGTAACGGTCCAGTTGCTCCTAGCACTTCATTGGCTGGCGTTCCTGTTCAACCACAAGGTCCAAAACTGGACTTCTTCCGCTTGGTCGCTAATACCAGCGTAAACGGCGAAGGCGGCGTAACAGAATACGTTGCTAACGTGTTGCAAGCAATTCAACAAACTTCAACTGTGGCCATGTACCAAGTTGACGGCGTTGCAATTTCAGTTGCTACATACCCGACAGGCGCTTTTGCTAACGCCAGCACCAATACTTCTGCTGCTGTAATGTTGGCTGCTGCCAATATTACCTACACTGGTTTCCAGTTAGACAGTTGCACAAGCGTTGGCTTCAAGCTAACAACCTAATCAATCATTTGATTCGATCAACCCCGGAACTAAAAACTCCGGGGTTTTTGTTTGGCGTTAAATACTCACAGAATGATCATACGATGTAGAACTCTGCTTGACTGCACTTGCACTGGAGTCACTGGACACTTTCGTGCCAGTCAAGCGCCCTATGCTGATCGCACTGGTCGAATAATCCACAACATTGAAGATTGGAATCGTGCACGTAATCAACATCGTAATTGGGAAACACTGGTGCAGATGATCAGTCTAAGAGCACAGCCCACAATCGAATCTGAACCCGAGTGCGTGGATGGTTCCTGGCAGTTTGATTTTTCAGTGGAAACTGCTGGTGTTTATTCAGTTAACAATGATCTTGACAATCTAGATGGTCTAATTGCCGAATGCGAAGATATTCCCATGGTAACAGGACTGGACGAATTGCCCGGAGTTCAACCTTGTTTGACTGTGGCAGGCCCACATCAAAATTTATGGTTTGAAACCATAAATAAATGATCTGGAGATCCAAATGTCTGACACCACTGACATCGAAAAGAAAAGTCTTGAAGCTCACGTTGAATTGTGTGCCGAGCGATATCGGGCTTTGGAACTGCAAATAGTCACTGTCAAAACTGACATAGAAGATGTCAAAACTGTGGTAAACGAAGTGCATGACATAGTGCATGACATGGCCGAAAAACGCAATTCACAGTTGATCAACTGGGGTCTGGGTATTATTGCATTTTTAGTAGGCACCGTAGGGTGGCTTCTGACCAACTACGTTATAAAATGAAATCTAATCACAAGTTAGAACAATGGGCTGAAAAAGAAGTCAAGCGCAACATTCACACCATGATTGTGAACATAGACAATGATAACTATGTGGCATTTGGGAAATATTATCTGAGCCTATCTCAACAGTCAGTGACGGTTTATAATCTCAGCGGCGACTTGATCGGCGAGTTTGCCAACAAACGCACAGCCATAAGCTGGTGTGTGGCCGATAACAAAAACATGCTGTCCCTAGCGCAAAATATCAAAAACTTAGATAGAAAAAAAAATCTTCTGTCTGCAGATATTCATTGTAGAAAATCTCTGGCCGACCGTAGTCGTCAGTCAGGGTTTAACGAGATGGTGCTGACCAAATTACAAACCAAAATTGAGCAACATGTCATGGTTGACCGTGAACTTGAAAAATGCCTAAATCTGGCTAAATACATACAACTTAGAGGATTCCAAAATGAAATTGCAAGAACTAGCGGCCATTAAGCCAACTAAACAAATTGCCAAAGCTTTCGAAAGCTACTTTGGCACACAAATGCAGTTTGATCGCTTGACTTCAAAACAAGCTCGCAACATGTTGTCTCGTGTGCAAAATACTCTGCAGGAAACACGCCGTCAGCACGCATTTCATCGCAGTGAACATAACCCAGCTTATCTCAAACTGGTCATGATGGAACAGGCTTTGGCAGCCAGAGTCAAAGAAACCACTGTGCCTGGTACGCCAGGCACTGCGCCCGGTGCACCTGCTGCACCAGGTGCTGCTCCTACCGCAGCTCAAAACACTGGTGTCATGATGCAAAACATCAAGAAGTTCAAAGACCCTGCCACGGTCACAGCGTTGACCAAAGCCAGCAAAGGTCAGAGCCTCACTCCGGACGAACAGAAACTTGTGGCCGGCGCTGCACTGATGCAAACTGAAAGTCGTTTGAGTCAAGCGTATAAAATGCTTAAAGAAAGTGAAGTGCAACAGGCTCAAGTTGTTCTTGCAGCTCAAGACATGGTGGACAAAATGCAGAGTATGTTGGAAGATGCCAGCGAAATGCAATTCAAAGAGCTGCCTGCCCTAGTTGACTCAATCAAGAATCAAGTAGGCATTGAACAAGCGCAACAGTTCAACACTGACGCCACTGCTGCTCTCACTGGACTGATGCAAAACCTTCAAGGTGCCAAACAACAGTTAGATGCTGCTTTGGGTGTGGTCACAGGTCAAACACCTCCTCCAGATGCAGGCATAGCTGCCATGGGCGCTGCTCCAGCACCTGCTGCTGACATGGCTGATGCAGGCATGGATGATCTTGACGCTGCTGCTGATGCCGCTGCTGCTGGTGACATGGCTGCTGCGCCTGACGAAGAAGAACCAGCTTCGCCCAGCGCCCTGGGCCGCGGCCGCAGATAATGCGTATTAATGAAGTTGAAACACAAACCACTGGAGCCGATCCCAATGCACTGTTGGGATTGGTAAACTTTCTGGCTGGTCGAGCAGACGACACCAATGCTCAAAAGCAAATCAGCCAAGACGCATTCATTCAAGCAGCCCAAAGCCTGGGCATCAACATAACCAAACAGAATCTCATTGACGTGGTCAGTCAACCTCCACTGAGTGGAGTGTTGGAGCCATTGGATCCAAATTCAGAAATGATCAGTTTCAAAGGTGCTGACATTGGACCACAAAAACTCAGTGTGCCGCAGGCTCAACAGGTTGTGAACAAAATGGCAAAATCTGCTATGAAACGCGGTCAATAATCCACAGTCAGCTTGACTGTGTTGAGATTTTCCTGTATAATTTGCAAAAAGGAATGTCAACATGGCATATTCATCTCAGGTCATTGACCATTATGAAAATCCGCGTAATGTGGGCAGTTTTGACAAAGGTGATGACAGTGTGGGCACTGGCATGGTTGGTGCGCCGGCCTGCGGTGACGTAATGAAACTACAGATCAAGGTTCAAGATGGCATCATCACCGACGCAAGATTTAAAACCTATGGATGTGGATCTGCGATTGCAAGTTCCTCTCTTGTTACCGAGTGGGTTAAAGGCAAGACGCTGGAGCAAGCTGCAACTATTAAAAATTCAGAAATTGCTCAAGAGCTCGCGCTGCCACCAGTCAAAATCCATTGTTCAATCCTTGCTGAAGACGCGATCAAGGCCGCGGTAGAAGACTATCAAAAACGGCATGATAATCATAACTGACGCTGCTCGTAAAAAAATCAAAAAATTATTGGAATCCAAAGGCTATGCTGGTATTCGCCTGGGAGTAAAAACCACTGGCTGTAGTGGACTTGCATATGTCTTAGAATATGTGCACAATTATCAAGCAGATATGACCACTATCAATTATGCCCAAGATGGCTTTGTGGTCTTGGTAGATCGCAAGCACGAAGTGTATCTCAATGGCATGACTGTGGACTATGTGCGCCAGGGCCTCAACGAAGGATTTGAATTCACAAACCCTAATGAACGTGACCGTTGTGGTTGCGGCGAAAGTTTCCGTGTATAATCCAAAATTTAACTATCGGCCCATCCCTCGAGTGGTGCTGGAAGGCAAACGATTCTATGCCACACCTGATGGAAAAAAGTTACCATCGGTAACTACCATCTTGGACAAAACCAAGAGTGAGGAAAGCAAGGCTGCATTGCATCAGTGGCGTGCTAGAGTGGGCGCTGACCGAGCACAACAGATTACCACAGAAGCAGCCAATCGTGGTACCAGAATGCATAGCTATCTTGAGCGTTATATCAAAGATGGTGTGATTCCACCGCGAGGATCCAATCCGTTTAGTTGGCCCAGCTATGTCATGGCCGAAGAAGTAATCAACAAAGGTCTGGTCAATGTTTCAGAATTCTGGGGCATCGAGGTGCCGCTGTATTTTCCTGGTGTGTACGCAGGCACCACCGACGGCGCAGGCATACATCTCAATGAAGAAAGCATACTGGATTACAAGCAGACCAATAAACCCAAGCGCAAAGAGTGGATTGAAGACTATTTCATGCAATTGTGTGCCTATGCCGAAGCTCACAACGAACTACATGGAACCCGTATCAAAAAAGGCGTAGTTTTGATGTGTGTTAAACCTGATTTGGATCAAAATCACAACATCATTGGCAGCCCCCAATATCAAGAATTTGTGCTGCAAGGCCAAGAATTTGAGCAATATCGTCAACAGTGGTGGAAAAAGGTCGAACAGTACTACATGCTAAATATGTGATACCTCAAGGAATCACATTGTGGCAATTGTACAAATATCAAGAATTACCAACCGCAAAGGGTTGATTGAAGATCTTCCGCAGCCCCTGGCCAGTGCCGAACTGGGCTGGGCCGCCGACACTCGTCAATTGTTCATTGGCAATGGAGATTTGGCCGATGGCGCACCAGTGGTTGGCAACACAGAAATCCTGACAGAATTTTCAGACATTCTGGCTTTGAGTGCTGCTTACACCTACAAAGGTGAGGCTGCAGGATACACAGTGCAAACTGGGCCCACAGCTGGTACACCAATTTCGCAAAGCTTGCAATCGTGGCTGGATCAGTGGGCCAGTGTCAAAGACTTTGGTGCAGTGGGCGATGGTGTCACTGACGACACTGCTGCTATTAATCGTGCTTTGTTCCAACTGTTTTGTAGACAGGTCAATCCTGCTATTAGACGCAGCTTGTATTTTCCAGCTGGCAACTATCTTATCACAGGCACAATCTTAGTGCCTCCTTACTGTTTGATGTACGGCGAAGGTCCAGAAAGCAGTATTTTGAATTTTCAAGTTGAAGAATGGACTTCGGCAGCAGCTTACCAAGCTGGTGTGCTGGTGCAAGTGACTTCGGCCGGTCCTTCATATGCTTACTATCGCAGCAATGCTGCTGTGCCCGCAGGCATTGCTATCAGCAATACCACTTACTGGACTCCAGAAACCCTGCCAAACTATGTGCTTCGCACCGCAGACAGTTTACAACAGATTGGTGCCAACATAGGCACCAATGGTGCCATTCCTCCTCAAAGCATCATGATAAACAACATGAAGTTGACCACTAACATGATCATGGACGGATTTTTGGTTCAAAATGCGGTAAACTGCAACTTTGACTCAGTTACCATAGCAGGACCAAGAATCGAATCTGATCTAAACACTGCCGCGGTGCCCACACGGGCCGTGGACTGGGCCAGTACATCAAGTCTGGTTTGTACTCATGTCAATTTCAACAATTGCAAATTCAGTGGTTTCACCTATGGTACCAACACTCAGCAACAAGTCAAAGCCTGTGTGATATCTGAATCAGAGTTTGACACTTTGTACCAAGGTGTTTATATTGGTGGGGTGTCACCTGTGAATGGTGGACCAACTGGTTTCAAAGTTTTGCACAATGTTTTTGATAACATATATGTGGAAGGTATTGTGATAACCAATGTGGCTCTCAATGCATCAGGCCACAATGCATTCTATGATGTTGGCAATCACTTTTTAGGTACCACACAACCGTACAGTGCTGTGATTGACATTGATGCTGCCAACAACATCAGTGTGGGCGACATGTTTCAGCGCAGCGACTTGTACGCCACAATATACCCTCGAATCGATCTAAACAATGTGGGCAGCATAGGTTTGACCAATGGCAGTCAGCTATCACTGGGAACCTATGTCCGAGCCACTGGTGTCTCGACTACTCTTAACAACAACGTCAGCAATGTTGCTTTGTATACCACTAACTCCACTTTGCCACCGACCAACAACAATGGTGTGTTTATTGCCAAAGCATTTCAAATGGATTACACTGTTGTGCGCAATGGTACCAATGTTCGCACTGGTAAATTCACTGTGGTAGCCAGCACTGATGGCACTGGGGCTACTATGGTATACGATGATTCAGGATTTCAAAATGCCGACACTGGTGTGACTTTTACAGCGTCAGAAGCTACCAGCATTGTCACAGTGGCTTATACCACAACCAACACTGGCGCCAATGCCACCTTGAACTACTCACTGACAAAATTAGCCTAATGTGGCATAATTCTTTTGAACAGAGATTGGCATCGTGGAATCTTCTGCGAGCCAATTGTCTCAACGTTGCATTGGAACAGGCCTTGGTTGATGTCAATGCTTGGTGGTTTGAATCTCCTTGGAGACCTTATCATTTACACTGGGATGATCTCAAACAATGGCCAGACCCATGGCAATTGTTAGATGACAAT